GAAACTGTGTATGCTGTTGTTGGTGCTTGAATAACTCCATTCAGCGATACAATCATGTGATTGACGCTTTCAGGAGATACATTTACAGAACTTACTTGTAAGGTGTAGTCGGCTGTTGCTGAAGTTGTAAGAGCATCACACTTTTGAAAGTTTCCGACTGTTGGTGTTTTTCCTATGTACATAAATTATTCCTTCGGATTATCCGATTTGATTTTTGTTATTAAGTCTGACCAAATTGAAGTAGCATTTATTTTATCCCAATATTGCATATCGAGTTGGTCGCCTATTGGTGGATATTGGTTTTTTCTATTTATTTTATATTGATTAGCTTGATCTTCTGCTATATTTTTAGCTTCATCTGCATCTTTTGCCGCTTCTTCTTCGGCAGTCATCTGCCTACGAACACCATCTACTTGTTTAAATCTTGCCATAATTAACTATCCTTAATTCCATACATTGTTATTGTTCCTGAATCTAAATTTCCTGAGTGAGCATAAAATCTCATTCCTGTAATTGCTCCTGTTCCACCATCATAGCCACCAAATCCTTGTGTAAAAGCAAGTTGAGTATCTTCTCTAATATTAGTTCCATGCCACCAACAATTTTTGTGAATTGTGGTATCGGCTGGTGCTGGAAGATAAAATATTAAATTAATACTTTCAGTTGAAGCATTACCTTGTCCGTTATCAGTAATCATACGAATATGGTCACCACCTGTTGCCGCATTACTCCCATTCACCCAGGAAGAACTGGAATAAGATCTTGCTTCCATTACATGATATTCATAATTACTTCCTGTTTGAAAACTACTAACTTTAACTCTTGCATATAATCTAGCATTATCAGTTACTACTTTTACTTTATTACATACAAAAGCATATAAAGGATAAGTGCTGTCTATACCGCTTTCTATATCAATTTCACTATTATTTGATATTGTGGTTTTGCTAATAAAAGTCCAAGCACCACCACCAGCCGCTGCAAAAACTGGTTGAGAACCAGCTCCTTGTGATTTTAAAAATTCTCCGCTTGAACCAGCACCGATAGCAACTGGATTACCACTAGCATCCCAACTAATAATCTCTCCATCAGTACCAGCTTTTAATTCTGCTAAACTGATTGCGTCATCAGCCATTTTAGCTTCTGTAATTATACTGTCTGCAATATCAGAACTTGTTAAAGCTGCTGCTGCAGGAATTTGTCCTATATAAGGCATATGTTTATTCTCCTATTATGTTATTTCCATTATGGAAAGAGCTACGTCTGTTGCTCCACTACCAGTAACTGATAATGTATCTGTTGTTTCCATAACAACTTTATTACCAGCCAGTAATTCTAATGTACTGTTTCCAGGAATTGTTGTGCTTGTAATAAGTTCTACATCTTGATTTGATTCGTTGTTTGCTCCTGCTCTATTTGCAGTATTAGAACCCAATGTAACAGTTGCTGTAATAGCTGAACTTGTTGTATTGCCAAGCATAATTCCTAAAAGAACTGTAGTCGTACTTACAGCAACAGTATAAATTACATCTGCTGATGTTACTCCTGCTTTAGTTACAGTTTTAAATGTGTTTGCCATTAATTCTCCTTGTTGTTAATTTACTACCCGAGTGCAATTGCGAGGGCAGTAGGATCATCTGTTACATACCCAGCACTTGTTAAATATGTTTTAATATCTGATAATGCTACTTGTACCATAGTTCCGTTATCATTTACAACCAATCTATCAGCATTAACTAATGTTGTGCTAGTAGCTGCTGTTCCACCATCCATGATGTTTAATTCCGCAGGTGTTGAAGCAATCGTAGTTGTTGTAGCTGCTGCTAATAGCGGAATATAGCCTGTTTGGTTAAGTAAATATTGTGTTCTATCTGCTGTTGGATCTACAGGTACTACTGTTGTTTCGTAAGCATCTGCTGTAGCTCCTTCAAAGACAGCTCCATTACCATCAATAATTGGTGATGTTAATGTTTTATTTGTTAAAGTTTGTGTTCCAGTTAATGTAACATCTCCAACATTCTGAGGTGTAATTTTTGTAAATGAAACTGAATCAGATCCTAATGTAGCTGAAGTATTAGTTGTGCAAAGCCATATTGTATTATCATTGGTTGTTCCTTGATTCACAACAACCATTTGACCTGATATTTCTGCTATTGCATCGTATTCAGTTGAACGACTTGCAGTTCCTGAACTTACTACTGTGTATATACCATTTTGACTAGCAGTAGATTGATCTTTAAGTAAAACTTCATCTCCTGTTGCAAGAGTTACGCCATCAATAGTGTCTCCATTTTCTAATCCTGAACCTAAAGCTACGTTTGCAGTTGATGCTGCTTCCACTACTATTCTAGTTCTTAAACCAGCAATAGCATTATTTAAATCAGTTGAAGATGCTTTCGTATCTATTTGAGTTTGAACTGCTGAAGTAACACCATCTAAGTATCCTAATTCTGTATTTGTTACATCTGATACTGCAATTTTTTGAGAGGCATTAGATATAATAGCTCTGCTTGCAGTTAATGATTCTGTATCAATTGTTGTAGCTGATCCAGTAATCGTTGCTTGTTTAGCATCTAATTGAGTTTGAATATCAGAAGTAACTCCATCTAAACGACCAAGTTCAGTAGAAGTAACATCACTAACTGTAACATCTCCGCTACCATTTGAATATAAAGCTCTTGATGCAGTTAAGTTTTCCATTTTAGAAAAGGCAATTGCTGCTGAAGAATTAACGTCAGCATTTACAATAACACCTGATCCTATAGCTGCTGCTCCATCTGAACCAATAGTTAAATCTCCAGATATAGCTACTGGATTAAAATTCGTTCCATCACCAATAAGAGCTGCTCCCGATGTATTGGTTGCCATCGTTAAATCATCACCAGAGATTGTTAAATCACCAGCAATTGTAGCATTAGCTCCACTAAATGTTAAAGCAGTTGTTGTGCCTGATTTAAGTATTAAATTTCCTGAAGTATTAGTAGCACTTCCAAAGGTAACACCATCATCTACAAAAAATATATCTCCACCATCGGCATCTAATTTAATATCGCCAGGAGCATCTAAAGTAACATCTGTTGTTCCGTTTAAAACAAAATCTAATGCAGTTGTTCCTGCAGCTTTAAGAGTTACATTATCTCCATCAGCATCTAGAATAATATCTCCTGATACGTCTAATGTGTAATCTCCAGTTATTGCTGTAGTTTCAGGTAGTGAAGTATTAGATGCACTTATTGCTCCAATGTGTACTGAAGTGATTGCTTCATTAGATAATGAACCAGAATCCCAAGCAATATTAACTGTTGTATTTGTAGAAAATGAACTTGATGTAATTGATCCGTAAATTGTTCCAGGTGTTGCTGCTACTAATTTAACTCTACGCCCTGTATGATAAGGTGTTGTTACATCAACTCCATCAATTGTAAATGATGTTCCTGATGCATAGGTTGCTGTATACGTACCCGCACCATCTCCATATTCTATCCATTCAACAGAATTGTAAAACTGTCTAATATCTGCCATCAAATCTCTGAAGGCGTTATTGATATTAGAAGGTAACATTCCTTCTGCAACAGAAACGGAACCAGTTGAAGTAGCTGTGTTATTTGCTGCTGTTGTATCGTATTTTCCTATATATGTTCCTGCCATAATTCTCCCTAATTCATAAACCAAGCGAACTCTTTATCGCTTTCAGTATTATTTTTATTCACTAAAGTATTGACTGCTTCCTCTAATTGTCTTTGAAAGTATTCCTGTGTTTCCATAGAATATCTTACATTGTCTATATTAATTGTATCACTCATCTTACACCTGCTCTAGTTGCTGAAAGATCTATGCCTTGGGCATGATCAAAACCTGTTCCTGAAGCTATTTTAACATTAGCTCTGACAAATCTTCCAGATTCTCTGACTGGATTAACACCACTTGTTACTGTAGATGCTGAAGAGGATTCTGTAGCTGTATCTTGTAATCGTTCTCTTGTTTTAACTGTAATAGTTGATGCTGCATTTATAAAAGGTCTGATACCTAATATGTTAGCTCTTAATCCTGGAAAAGGTTCAATTTCATCAGTTTCTATTTCTGATTCATTATCAGTTCCTGCAAAGATAGCTGCTTTATAATCTGAATCAACAGCTCCTAAAAACATTTGTCCACCAGACCAAAAATCAGTATCTAATGCTACATTAATCTTTTCTAAATTTGTAGATATAATATCCATTAATTCTACAGTATAAGCTCCTACAAACTGTGCAAATATTGAACTGGCACTAGCTTCAGCTAATGACCATTTCTTTGTAACATAGTTATAAATAATAATTCTGTCACAGATACCTGTTGTATTCGTTGTATTATTAACAGAAGGATATAACCACATGGCTAATTGATTAAAGGGATCTACTGCTGCACAAATTCTATCTTGAAATCCTTTATTAAGATTAAGATCAAAAAATCTATTAACCTTTTCTGCACCAATAGGAAGAATTGTATCTCCTTGTATTTCGTAAAAACCATCATCAGCATAAAAGAATACTCGTCTATTATCCTGACATACTGTTCTTCCGTAAATAGCACCTCTATTAGGTGAGATCACAGATAGTCTAAATACTGTAGATCCTCCCACATAGTCCATACGAATGATTTGGTTTTGTCTAAATACATAACCTACTTCGCCTGATGTTATCGCTGTAACCTGTCCACCAGATCCAGGTAAATCCTGTAAGTCTGATTGTTTACCTGACCAGGCTGTAATATCATTAATGCCTGACCATTGAATTCTGTTTGTAGATCCTGATATATTTCCAGTCACTAAGAAATCTCTAACAACTCCTGCAACTCTAAATGTAGGCACGGATCCTGCAGAAACAATTGTACTAAGATCTGCAAAAGCAGTTGATGTTCCCATTAAATAATATTGAGGAGCATCTACTCCATTACTAAAAATAACATACTCACCAAATTGTGTAAATGTTCCAAAATCAGATCCTGTTCCTGTTAATGGAGTTCCTCCAGTAAAATCAGTA